GCAAAAATAAATCTTTTTCTTTTCGTGATATTTTTACTTTATGTTTAGTTAATAAATTTTTAATTTTATTAGGGTCTGCTGATATTTTTATTGTGTCTTCAACAAATTTCACCTTGTTTTCAATACCAGATAATTTATCCACAGCTTCTTCGATTTTATCTAACTTGTCTAACACACCTTTTAATACGACATTATTATTATCGTCACTTTCTGACATACTTCTTTTTAGTGACCTCATAATAACACCTTTTAATTTTTCTTCATCATCTTTAGATAGTTTTTTCTTTTTGGCATTAGGAGCCATATCTACACCACCATGTGCAACTGCATTTGCTGGTGCGTCTTCAGTTGTTAAGATAGCTTTACCACCTTTTGCGATTACAGACTTCACAAATTTTTCTGCGTCTGATTTATCTTTGTAAAAAGCGTTTGCAATTTTACCACCTTTTTGATAAGCAAACTTAACTGAATATCTTAAATTACTCTCCTCAACAGGCATTTTGTTGATGATTTCGTCCATCATTTCTTTATAATGTTTTGGCATATTCGTACTCCGATACCAGTTCATCGCCTTGTTCATATACACTTATACCAAAACAAGTCATATATGGTTCTGCGTCTATCTCTGGTATTTCTCTAACTTCGTTTAACATTTCATTATATAAATTTTCTTCTTTTAGATATTTAATTACTGTTTGTTCAATTAAAGTTTTATGCTCTGCAAACTTTTTATCTTCTTTAATGAGTAAGGCCAATGCAACGGCAAACGAGCCTAGTTTACTGCCTAAACCAACTCTTTGTAGAATTCGTTTAAGGTTAAAGACAAATCTGTGTAAGAGGGTATAAGATTTTCTTTCTTTCTCTGTCTTTAGAGATTTATATTTCTTTAATACTTTACCTTTGTCATCAATAATACCAAACTTGTACGCCTCTTGTTTTTCAAAAGGTGTTACAAGTAACTTTACCACTCGATAGGTAATTAAAAAATCTATTCCTCGACTTGCCATTACAGTTCTTTTAGCCTCTCAGTAATCTTCTTATCTTCTTTTATCTCATTGAGTTCGTGTGGATAGAGATAGTCAAGGTAAACTAAAAATGGTTTTAATGCCGACCAATATGGTTTATCTATCTTATACAATAATAATGTACAAGCAGCTTCGACACCAAAAACATTATTTAAAACTATGATATGGTTTAGTACCAATCTTAGTTTAAGGTTACCTGTAACCTTATATTTACGAAAGAGCCTTTTTAGATATTTAAATCTTTTAATATCATCATAAAATTCAACATCTTTTTCTAATGTTGGATTATCATAATTACTTTGTGCATAAAGTAACCAATTGTCTTTCGTAATCTCTCTGAACATCAATATTTCCTAATTAGATTAAACTAATTTAGCAAATACTTTTGACGAACCTGTTTTTAGGGTTTCATAAGTTACTTCTAACTTTAATCCACCTTCTTTTCTATGAGATATACCATCATCATTTAAATCGGCACCGTCAAGGTCTTTACCAAATCTACCGCCAAATTGTTTTACTTCAGCAGTTGCTTTACCGTTATCACCTTCTAAATTTAATTCACCTACTTCTAGGCCTATTCTTGCTAACTTTTCTTTTAATTGGTCAACAGCAGCCTGAGGATTCATGTATTCTCTCTCTGCGATTGAGCCAACAAAAGCGTTAACTCTTTTAAGGATTTCTGCGTTCTCTAAATTGTGAACACCAATGTTGCTATCTTCGACTGGCTCTTGATGAGTGTCCATAGCACCAACACCGATAGTTGCGTCACCTGAGGCAGCTTCCTTAATGTGTTGTCTAAATGTTTTCATTTTTTTCCTCTTACTTATATTTGTCTGATACTTTCTTTTTACCGTCGCTTCGGGGTATCAGACCCTTAGCTTTAAGATGTGCAATATCTGTAAACCCAGCCTTACCTGCTTTATACCTTTTCATGGCATCAGCAGTATTAGGTGGTGTTTCTTTCAAAACATCTTCCTCGAAATCATCTATGTTTTGTTCTTTGACAAAAGTTTTAAATGGTTTCATTAACTTGTCGCTATGTTTAGCGCCTTCTCTTTTTCATCAGGAAGTTTTGTACTTTCCTCTGACATCTTAATTAATTTATCAACTTGTTGAATGGCGCCGTGTACGGCATTCAAATTACTTTTCATTTGAATTAACTCGGCGTCAACTTGTTTAATTCTTTCTTTAAGAGCGTCAAAATCTTTTACTAAAATTTCCCTCTCGTTTTGCAAATCATTTGTGTTTATAGACATTATAAAACTCCTCTATTATGCTAATGTGTAACCATTACCTGCAATTACATTCCAATTAGAATTTTTAAATAAACAAGTAACTGTTTCGCCTGGTGCGTTTAATGTGATTGTTGAATAACCTCTTAAATTAGTAGGTGTAATTGTAATCGCATTTGTACCAGATGTTGAAGTATTAATAATAGTTTTTACTTGACCATCAGCACCGTCAGCTAAAGCACAACTATGTGTAGCTGATGTAGCATTGATTTCAGTAATAGCAGTTGTTACATTTACTGCTGTTGTACTAGAACCGTCTGCTGTGATTGATTGAGAAGTTTGTTTTAAAGCAATCCATGAAGGTATATTATTAAATACATCTTCAGCTGTTACTTTTTTATTAACCGGTGTTCCGCTTGGGTCATCTACGACATGGAACAGGTCTGCTGATGCTAGGTTATCACCTAAATCGGTCAGCGCCGTTATTTTTTTATCTGCCATTTTTTTCTCCTGTTAACCTCTTTCGAGGAATGCTACTCCGTGCATACACACGGACCACTTATACATTATATTTATAAAGGGCGGCCGAAGCCGCCCTCTAATTAGTTATTACGATTATGCTGGGTTAGCTAATGCAACCAAACATTCGTATCTAGTTCTTGAACCTTTAATAAATTTTAAGTTCCACCCCATGTGAGCCGCACCTGATGGTACTTCACCTGAAGCGTAGTTAAATAAACCAATCGTCATACCAGTGATAAAGTTATCAGCGGTAGCGTCTTCAAATAAATCAGTTCTGTTTGCACTTGATGGCGCTAAACCTAACTGGTTACCAGCCCACAATGGAGCTGAAGCTGCGTTATCAGCATTTGACCAACTTGACATATTATTCTCTCCCTTTTTTAAATGTTAATAGGTACTCAATTTTCTATATAGTACCTATATTTATAAGGGAGATTGATTAGAAACCGAGTTTTTTCAACTCTGTGATTGCTTGATTAGCGTTTTGGAAGGTAATGCCTATGCCACCTCTTTGAGTAAACTCTTTGGTGTTTTTAACATAGTCATCAATTAAGATAGCAGGTTGACCAGCTACCATTGCGTAGTTTTTCTTTTGACTTCTCATCACTAGATTGATTTTACTTCTATCAATATTAGTGTTTCTCATAACCCATTGAGTTTTGCCTGGAATGCAATTAGGGTCATGTGCGTGTTCTACATATGCACTTAGAATATGAGGCTTGTACTTCTTAACAAAGTTGTAGAGTTTCTTTCCCTCATTCAACCAAGGACCTTTTGACCAAAAGTCTTTCTTAGTAATGATAGGATCCCAACGCTCTTTTCTACCTAAGTTCGTCCATTGATTAATAGACAAACCAGTAGTCTGTTCAATGTTCTTTACAAAGTCAAAAAGAACACCGTCCATATCTAAGTATATTCTAGGTAAGTTATTCATAGTGTTTGTCCTTTATCATTTATACCTTTATACTATCATATACCTAGCCATTTGGCAACAGCTTTTTTTGATTATTTTTTGAAGCCTGGATTAGACTATTTAACATAGTCCACTTTAGGTTCAGTTTCAACTTTTGTTTGTTTACTTCCTACTAAAGTTTTACCTTTTTTATCGTCTTTTTCCGAATCAGTATCGTTGTCAGGTGCGACATCTTGTGCTTTCATATACTTAGCATTTTTCTTCATTTCTTCTAAGTCTTTAGCCGCATTTGACCATAATGTATTTACATCTTCTTTTAATTTTTCAATATCAAAACTTTCTTCAACTGATTCTTTTTCTTCTCTGTAAACCTTTTTACCTTGACTGTAAAGTTGTTTTGCTATTTTTGCATTAGGAGCATAAACATGGTCTTTACCATCTTTAGTATTTGAGTTATCAATTCTAGCTAAAATTTGGCCACCATATTTTTTCATCTTATATCTATCATTATCATAAGCGTCAGATTCTTTTACTTCACTTTTTGCTTTATATTTTTTATCTATTTTGTTAAAAAAGTCTTTCTTTTCCTGGTCTGACATTGAAGCAATACCTTTACCAGTTTTTTCTAATTCTTTTTTAAACATTTGTTGGTAGGCGTTATCTTTTAAATTCTTTTGCATTTCTTTGATAGACGCTTCGATACTACCATCTTTTGATTTTAAGTATGACATTATTTGCTCCCTCTTACTTTAGCTGCTAAATCTTTGTCAGCGCCACCCCATGTACCTGAGGATTTTGTTACAAATGAGTTTACTCTAGCAAAAGCCCATTGTTGTTGAGAAGCACCTGGTCGGTGTCCACCTCTCCAAGCAGCCATGCCTCTATCGTAAACTTTCTTTAAAATTGAATATGGCATTCCAGATTTTTCAGCTTTCTTTTTCAAACCTGCAATCTGTTCGTATTTCATTTTTGCCAAATTGTGTTGTGTTTCTTCTTTTTTAGGTTTCATACCTAGTTTTTTTAGTCTTTCTAAATCAGCAGATGTTGGTGCATTTTCTTTAATGCCTAATGCCTTTAATCTTTTCTTAACTAATGGTCTTACATCTGCTGTTTTTCTTTTCTCAGCAGTATATAAATCATCTAGTAATTCGTCATCAAAAATAAACGCCATAACTTTATCACTAGCCCCTTTAGCAGGTTGTGGTTTTGACATAAAATCTTTTAATGCTTTTTTGGCCTTATCATAACCAGGCATTTTTTTACCTGAATTATCTTTTACAATACCACCAATCATTGTGCCTTCAGCCATCTCTCTAATTCTAACATAAAATCTATTATTGAATGGTGATTGATAACCGTCTGCTTTAACACCTTTGTGTTGTGTCATTAAAGAACTAGCAGCGTTTCTAGCCATTGTCATATTAGGATAAACCTTATCTAAAACTTTTGTACCATTTCTTAATTTCATAGTTTTCATTTGTTCTTTAATTGTATTTTCTTTTTTCATACCCATTAGTTTATCAGCAATCTCATGTCCTTTTTTGATTGTCTTTTTCTCTAATGGTGGCTCGTCATTGTATTTCTTTTTAGCAGTTGCCATACCAATTGCATATGCTTTATCTTTGGCCATTTCATCTAAACTTTCTTTGGCCATTTTATCTTTTAAATGTTTGTAAGCAACACCGATTTGTAATAGTGGTTCTCCTGTTTCAGGATTTACCAACTTCTCAGTTTCTTTTTTCATTGCTTTTGTTTTATCTGATAAAGCTTTCTGTTTTAACATAGCAATTTCATCATCTTTCTTTTCGATTTCTGCTTTTAATTTTTCTTTGTCATCTTCTTTAGTTTCTTTTTTAGGTTCTTCTTGTGGTTGTTCTTCTTCAACTTCTTCACCTAAAATTGCTTTAACTGTTTTGACATCTAGTTTTAATTCTTTTGCAATGTCAGCCGCTGTCGCTCCTGATTTTCTCATTTGGTCAATTTGCGACATTCTGCCTTCTTCAACATATTCCTCTGCCTTTAGACCATTGCCTTGAGCGGCTAATTGCATATCTAAAATCTTTCTCATGTTACCTGATAGTTCAATACCACCTGCAACATCTTTTACTTTTAGACCATGTTGTTTTGCTAAAGATACCATGTTAGATTTTTCTTTGTCGTTTCTAAAACCTTTAATAGTACCTGTGCCTTCGTCTAAAAATTCAACTTCTTCGGCAACTTTAATTTTTTTAATTTTATCTGCTGTGTAACCATGTTTAGAAATTAATCTACTCATTGCCATAGATGAAATAAATGGTATATTACCACCATATAATTTTTCTAATGCGTTCTTGTTACTATCAAACTTACTAAACATTGCACCTAATTTGTTTGCATTTGTAACTGAAATTCTTGAGCCTCTCAAAGGTTCATATTCTTTTCTTAACTTAGCAATCTGTTGGTCTGTAAATGCTTCAATCATATGTTCATTTGCAAATTCAGGATTATAAGTCATATAATCTACAACTGAATTGATATAGTCTTTTGCTTTTGTAATTTTAGATTGTACCCACGCTTCTAAACCATCAGTTTCATCTGATTTGCCTTGTAACATAGAGGAAAGTTTCAACGCCTTATCAGAAATTGCTTCTAGTTCACCTCTTGCCATAGAAATTTCGTGGTCATCTTCTTCAACAAGTTTAGAGATATGAGGAATATTTGCTTGTTTGATGGCCATTTGTGTAGGAATATCCATGTCTTTCACCATCTTTCTAATAGCTGGTGTTACATCTGAAGCCTTTTTATTTTGCCAAGTTTTTTTAATGTTGGCTATTTGTTGAGGTGTCATTTTTGATTTTAAGTAATCGTTATCTACCTCGTATACCTTTTTGAGCGCTTCGCTCATTGTTTGTCTGTATCTGCTCATTT